GAGAAAAAGGCAATGTAAAGGTTTTGTGGGATGATAGGCGTCCTTATTCGTGGTTAATGGCAGAAAAAGAACGCTTAAAATCAGAAGGTGACATTGCATATTTTTATCAAGAGTACCAAAATATACCTGTTGATGACAGTTTTCGCATATTTAAACAAAAAGACATGCGATATTGGGAAGGCAGGTATATGTATGAGGACGAACAAAGTTTTATTATGCGTACCGATGAAGGCAGAAGAGTAAAATTGCCTGTAAATATGTTTATAGGCGTTGACCCAGCGTCAAGTGAAAACGTAAAAGCAGATTATACGGTAATTATGGTAATAGCAGTAGATAAAGAGTATAATATTTACGTTCTTGATTACTTTCGAGGTCAAGTAGCACCGATGGATGGAGCTGATAAACTATTTGAGCTAGCGGACATGTATTACCCAAGAGATATTAAGATTGAAGAAACTGGACATGTAATGCTAGCTGACTATGTACGCAGACACTCAAAAGAAACAGGAAGATTTTATAATATCAACACCAGAAAAGCGATTAAAGCAAAATATTACCGAATTAAACAAATGCAACCTCATTTTGCGTCGCATTCTGTATTTTTAAAAGAATCCCATGAGGAACTAGAAACAGAGCTTTTAAATTTTAAAGAACACGGTACATTTAAAAAAGATACTCTCGATGCACTTCGTTGGGCAATAGATGATATATGGGCGCCTGACGTAGAACAAAACGAAAAAGGAGAGTGGTTGCCACCGCCACCGATTACAGAAGTAGATTGGGAAACAGGTCAAATGTTTAGCGCTGCGGATTTTGTTGAAGCGTAGTGGGAAACTTTGACATAGATTTAAACTTCGGTAAAATATACGAAGAAAAAATAAAAGAGCTTTTTGAAGGCGAAGGAAGTATTGAAGTAAAAACCGAACGCGATATTTGGGCGGATACAGGAAATATTGCTATTGAAATTCGTTCTAGGGGAAAACCTTCAGGACTTTCTATTACAGAAGCAAAATGGTGGATTCAAGTTTTTACAGTAGATGAAGATGTGAAGTTTATGTTAATGTTTCGCGTTGACAACTTACGCAAAGCCGTAAAATACCTGTATATTAACGAGCTAGCGCCAAAAATAAATGGCGGAGACGACAATACTTCGGAATTAATCTTGGTCCCAATTTCAACTTTACTTTTGTTAAACAAAAAATTTTGAATTTACTGTAACATTTTTGTAACATTTACCTACAACATATGTTAAACTTACGTCAGCTTGAAACTAAAAAAATTTCGGCAGAAGAAGTTAGGGCAGATTATTTGCTTTTTGAAAGCTCTTCTGATGAATACCGATACCAAATGGCAGAAGACCATGAATTTTATTTAGGGTCACAGCTTACCAAGAGTCAAAAGAATTACTTGCTCAGTGTGGGTCAACCCCCCGAAGCTAACAATAAAATACGTCCCGCCGTCGAGCAGGTTTTGGCGAATATCGCTGCATCTGCTCCTGAATGGGATGTTCACTCTGTGGGCAAAACCGATAATGATGCAGCGTTCGTCTTTGACCAATTACTTGATAAAATATGGTACGATTCTGATGCGGATGTCCATTTTCGTCAAGCATGTAAAGATTTTATTGTTAAAGGATTGGCATATATGTACATCTATCCTGATTGGCAGGGAGATGGTGGTTTAGGAACTATTAAAGTAAAACGTATGCCACCTGAGTCTATTTTTGTAGACCCAAATAGTTCGATGCCTGACTTTAGCGATGCTAGCTCAATTATCTACTCCGACCTTCATACCAAAGAACATTTAAAAGTATTGTTTCCTCAATATGCAAAGCAAATTGATGATGCGGAAGAAAATCATCAAAGAAATGAACAAGAATCTGGAAAATATTCACGAGACAATATTGAAACTAGAGGAAGCAATGACTTAGACCATCAATCTAGAGTGAGGAAGTATTGTTATTTTAAAAAAGTAAATATTCCTCATGCGTTAATTCTAGATACAAATACAGGGAAAAATCAATTATACAACCAAGAAGAATATAAAGAATTAATAAAAGACGATAAGTACGAAGACTTTTTGCAAGAAGGCATTATAACAGAACAGTTAGCGTATCAAACAAGAATTAGAGAAGTGTTTGTTGTTGGTGACATAGTTCTTTACGATGAGATACTTCCAATCTCTGAGTATCCTATCGCAGTAGCCTGTAATGAGCATGCGGGCAATCCGTTTCCAAGTGGCGATGTAAGGCACGCCAAAACCCCTCAACGCATGCTCAACAGGACTGAAGCGCTAATTATTTCGCATACCAATGCTACTACAAATTTTAAACTTCTTTACGAAGACGGCGCTATTGATGCTAGTGAAATACAAAAATGGCATATACCAAATGCAATTATTCGAGCAAATCCTGGCGCATTAGCAACAGGAAAAATAAAAGAATTTGCGCCCCCTGCTGTGTCTTCTCAGTTATATACTGAAAAATCAAGATATGAAGTAGATATTGAAACTGTATTTGGTGCATACAAATTTCTACAAGGAAACGCTCAAGGCGCTCCTGGTACTGTAGGAGAAGCGCAAATTATGGATGAGTCTTCTTCTAGAAAGCAAAATTGGAAAATTTTACCTATTTACGACATGCTGACTAAAACAGCTAAAGTTGTAACACAATGGATGCCAAGCGTATATGACCAACAACGCACATTGCGAATTGTAAGTCCAGTTGGAGATGAAAGTGAATTAACATTAAATATTCCTGTTATTGACGATAAAACAAATGCAGTTAAAAAACTGTATGATATGACAACATCACAATTTGATGTTCGAGTAGTAGTGGGTTCTACTCGTTCTAAATCTCCAATGGCAGAATTACAAAAAGATTTAACTCTTCTGAATGCAGGTATTTATGATAAAACGCAAGTTATTATGAATATGAAAGGTGATATAGATAAAGCGTCATTAATGCAACGTATGGGAGAGATAGCAAATTTACAAGCGCAGTTACAGCAAGCGCAGGAAGAACTCAAGAAAATGCAAGGCGACTTGCAAACTCGTGAGAGGGAAGTGTTCCATGCCAACATGAGGGCTGAAATAAGTGAGGCTACCAAACCAGTTTCTGAAGCGGTAAGCAACATTAAGTCTAATGCAAAGTTGGAACAAGCACGACAAAGAGACAAGACTCGCATGGTCGGTGAAGAATTGTCTGTCGTAAAACAAGCGATTAACTCAGAATCCAAAGCTCCGCAAGCATAGCGGATAACTTTAAAGGAGCATCGTAATGACAAATGAAGACCAGAAAAGCCAGAATGAGACAATGAGCGAAGATAACCTTCTTGCTGAACTCGATGAGTTCAATACAGGCTCTTCACCTGAAGCTGAACAAGAACAGCCAGTGGAAACACAAGAAACTGTCGAACAGCCCGCAGAAGTTCAAGAGACTCAATCTGATGAGAAAGTTGATAAAGTAGAACCAGAGCAAAATGAATCCGAGATTGAGCAATGGTTAATCGAGAACAAATTCAAGAATGATGAGGAAGGTAAACAGAAATTAGCAGAAGCTTATAAACAACTCCAGTCAAAAACAGACAAAGAAAGGAATGAATGGAGTAGTCAAAAAGACAAGTTTAATAAGCTAGCTCAATTAGACGACTTTCTTGCCAGTAATCCTGATGTTGTGAAAAAACTCACAGATTCCGTACAGGAAAAACAAAAGGATATGAATGCACCGCCAGTTAAGCCTGAAGATTATGATATTCTCGATGAAAGCATTGATAACTCTAGCTCCGCTAAATGGAGAGCAGAACAAGACCAATGGCTAATACGTCAAGGCGCTGCTCAAGCCATGATGGAGGTGGAAAAGTTAAAGTCTGAACTCTCAGAGTCTCAGGCATTTGACGCTGAAACCGCACAGTTACGGAAAATGGGGTTAAGCGATACAGATGTTGTCGAATACAGGCAATTTATGGCTGACCCAAATAATGTATCTCAGGAGAACTTGGTGCAAATCTGGAAAACTTTATCGAACAAAGGGAATAGTCCTCAACCAAAATCAAATGAGCAAACTCCTAAGGTAAAGAATAAACCGAATAGCGCAGCCTCTGTTAGCGGGAATGCGCCTCAAGCTATTGAGCCAGAAGAAAAAGCTGTAGACGATTTTTGGAAAGGGATTATGGAATTTAATAATACTAATACATAGTGTTATAGTCTCTTTTTTTTAAGTGGACTGTAACATTATCGTAACATAAATAGGAGGTAGCAAGATGTCTACAAGTTATGGTACGGGTACAGCTCTTCAGTTTTCAGATGCGTCTCAAAGACAAGTTCTTGAACTGGGAGAAAAAATCCACTACTACAATCCAAATGTTACTCCCATTTTCTCATTTTTTGGAATGAAGTCAAGCGTGACTCCAGTCCCTATATTTGAGTGGATGGAAGATGAGTACATGATTAAAAAATCTATCAAGTTCGATATTGTAACAGAAGGAGCTGATAGTGCAACTGCTAATGTTTCAGATACTTTATATGAAGCAACTAATGGTGTAAATGGCGGGAATACTGTTGTAAATCTTCAAAAGCAAGCCCAAGTAGAAGCTCTTGAAGTTGGCGGTGTTTATTCCGCAGCTCAATCTGCTGGTGCTTTTGGCGATGCTGCCATTACCCATGTTTTGTGCGTTGCAATAGGTAAAGATGTAAACCTTACATCTCCGACAGATAAAAGCGCTCAATTTGTAGGCTTGCATACTGGAACAGTAGGAAGTGATAGTGTTTGGTATGTTGAACAACTAGCTGATGGAGCTGATTTATTTCAAGTTGGTTCAGGAAGAACAGTCACTCTAACATACGTAAATAACGCTGGTCAATATTATGACGCTGGTACAGCAACTAGTTTTTATGGTTATAATATAAATATTGGCGCCCACGCAGCATCGGGAGATGTTGGTAATTTAGCTGATGCTGATTACTTTATGCAAAGTGGTGGTATGAATGGATATGCTGAAGGTGCTGCTGTTGGTGTAGAAACTCGTAAAAAAGTTCGTAGGTTAAAAAACTGTACGCAAATTTTTCGCGAGCCTTATACTATTACTGGAACAGCAAAAGCGTCTAAACATTACGGTGGTTCAGAAATGTCTCGTTTGCAAGCTAGAAAGCTAGCAAAAATTAAAGGAGATATAGAATGGGCTATTTTAACAAATGGCGCTATTTCCTTAGATGCTAGCTCAGAAAATCCTCAAAGAAAATTTCAAGGTTTAGGTCTTGGAAGTTCTAATGGCTCCATTGTTTCTTTGAATGGATACGATAATTCTAACTTGCAATTAAGTTATTCATCTGGTGACTTAGACGGTATGGATGGAGTTGTTGAGTACATTTTTTCTGACATGGTGTCTGGAAGTATGAAGAAAATGGTGTTTGCATCAAACAAATGGATGGTAAAGCTAGCAGCTATGACAAGAGGTGCTGATACTGGTTTTTACGATACAGGTGAAAAAACAAAAAGCGGTCTAAGAGTTCGTTCCTATATGGGACCTGTTGGAGAGCTTGAGTTTGTTCCTCATCCATTTTTAAAAGGTGCATATGAAGATTATGCAATAGCGGTTGACCCTGCGAATTTTTCAGTTCGCCCGTTGGCTGGTCGCGATATGCAACTTCGTAAAGACATCGTTAAGGATGGTCGTGATGGTCAAACTGATGAATGGCTAATGGAAGCAGGTGTTGAACTTCGTAATGAGCAAACACACGCTATTTTAAAGCTATCATCTTAAAGGTAGTCTAAAACCTAATAATCGCTTGGGGGCGGGCAACCGCCCTCAAGATAGGAAAAAACATGAAAGAAACAACATACGGAACGGGAGCAACAACATTTAG